GTGTAATTGCTCATGCTGTCTGTCCTTGAATCGGTACGGAAAGTTCGTAGGCGGCAAATTCCTGGCCACCAATCGTCAGTGTGCTGGGTCTTCCATCCATCACCGCAATGTTTGCGGCAAGAAGTTTGGATGCCATGTTCAGCAACAACCGCAAGTTGGTAAGGGTTGCGGGCCCGGACGCAATCACGCGAACGGGAAACGTCATCTTGGCAATGTTGTAGTTCCAAGAATCAAACGCTGGCGCGTCAATGAATACGCATGGCGGGTTGATCGACCTGCTATCCGTCACGGTGCGCAAACCTGTGGCGCTGGCAATCTTGGCTGCAAGATCATCCAGCGTTTCGTTAAACAGGTCTGTGTACGCCATCACGCAACCTGCGGCCGCTGGTTCCCCAACAGCTGCTTAATGATGGGCGAGAAACCCACGGTGGGTGCGGTGCCCATCTCTGAAAAGGAACTGAACTGGTCAATAGAACCCCGCTGGCGGTACAGGGCCCCCGCATACATGATGGTTCCTAGCTTTACGTCTTCTGACGGAACCTGGTTGGGCTTGTCCGTCATGTAGCCAGATTCCTGCCTACGCCTGAAACAGAAGTGATTGCTGGCTGCGGCGCACAAATCAATAAACGTTTTGTCATCGTTGTACGTAATGCCAAGCCAGTTGGCTACGTCCTGTCCGTCAATCCAACGGATGTTGGGTGAGTACGACAGTTCACCGTTAGGGATAACAGCGTGAAGTTCGCTGTCGTCCCCAGGTGAATAAACAATGACCTGATTAGGAATCTGGGTGACTGTTGAAAATTCCAGTTCACCCTGATTGCTAACGCCAATCAACATCCACTGCGACTGGCTGACAACTATGTAGTCATCGTCCCAGCCAACGCCAACACCATCAACGGTGATTTCTTGGCCATCGTTTAGATCGATGTTGACAAGCAGCTGGAAGGCTGCATAGTCACTGACGCGGTAGGCGTTTGTAATTGGTGCCGTTGCCACGGCCGCCCCCTATCAGGAAGGAATCAGGCTGGTGACTTCCACCATTTGGACAAGATCAGGGATGGCAGCGAACGTAGCCGCATAGCCAAAGAAACTGAACTTGCGGGCCAACTGGCCAGGAATGTCCACAGACAGCAGGCCACGCTGGGATTCGTAGGTCTCAAATCCACGCTGGCTGTTCACAATGAACATCTTGTGCGGGATGCCCGAAATGTCCAGCTGCGGGTCAACCACGATGTTGAGACCAAGCGGGTTCATGCCGGACCACTTGGATGCGTCACCTGCGCCAAGCGTGTTGTAGCCACCCAGGTTGGGTGCGCCAACAGCCGGGAAAATCGGGCGGTTGACGTCATCGACCAGCGAACCCATCGACTTCCACGCTGCCGCAGAACACACAACGGTGTCCACGTTAAAGCGCGTTGCGACTGCTGCCTGGTATGCAGCTTCATAAATCGCGGCCTGAAGGCTTTCACCAGTGGTGCCGTTCCACGAAATGCTGTTGTCAACTGCGCCGTTGTCCAGACCATCAACTGCAATTGCGTCAGTGGCCAGGAGGTATTCGCCCTGAAGGTCCTGCAAGATCAGGCCCATTGCTGCGGGCGAAGTGAAATCAATTGTCTGCATGTCCAGCGTGACCTGACCAGCAACGGTGAGACGCTCAACCAGGTTGTCATCAATCACCATCGTCTGCGCCGACACTGAATCGAACTCTGCCATTTGCTGTGCAGCCGAAGTGTGGGTGGTGATGGTCGGGCGAATGAACTGCTTGCCTGCGCCCATCGGAAGTGCGCGGGGCCCAAACAGTTCAAACGTGGGGCGAATGAAGTTGAGGTTCTGCACCAATGGTGCCAGCACCGGGGTGGGCAAGAGGCCCGGCACATTCGAAAGTGCTTCATCACCAGCAGCGAACTTGAACGCTGACTGGTTCTTTTCAACTGCTGCAACGTACGCGTCACGAACACGTGCGAACGTGTCACCACCAATGTGCATGGCGGCCATGTACTCACCAGGGGTGGGCATCGCAAATTCACGCTTCGGCTGTGCGAACACAACACCGCTTGCGATCTTCTCCGGGGCCTCTGCTGCGGCTTCCACGTTCTCTGCCATTTCTGTCTGCTCCTCGTTCGGAATGTTGTCGGCATCCGCTTTTGTGTCTGCGGTGTCGTCTTCAGGTTCGACATTAGCGGAAGCTGCAACATCAAGTATGCGACTTTCCGAAAATGCTGGAAGCGGCACCAGTGAAAGTTCGACCCAATCAGCGGCCGTCACAAGTGTGGTTCCGTCATCAAGCTGCGTAGCTTCACGAATGTTTACACCAACCGACACCGCAAACACACCGTCTGCCGAAAGCGTCAGTGCTTCATCACCCAGCGCGGTGCGGCTGATCTTCATAGATGCAAGCATGGCGTCTGGTGTATCCACACGTTCCGCGACAATGCCCACAGGCTTTGTGCTGTCATGAAACATAAACACTTTTGGTGCCGGACCATCCAACGGCATTGAACCGCGCGCAAACGAAACCTTTGTGCCGTTGTTGCCCGCATACGCAAACGCGGGTTCGTAGGGAACGGCAACAGCTGTGATGGTTCGTGAAGGCGTACCGTCAGCCGCCGCAAGTGCAACGTCTATGGTCTCCGCCGTAAATTCCAGTTTCATGCCATTTCTTCCTGTGTACTCATGTCAGGTTGTGCGCCTGTCGGGGTGGTAGTTCCTTCGTCTTCTTCTTCGACTGGTTCGCCAGTAGGGAGAATGTCGGCCAGATAATCGTCAATGTCGAACTTCACCATGACATCCTTAGGCAAAACGTTGTTCATGGAAAAGCACTGTTCGATCACAGTCAAATAAGGACGCGCGGCAAACAGGTAAAGGTCTTCACGTGCTGACTTGCTGTTTGTGTAGCTGTACGAACCGATGGACGCACCCAGCAGGTAGGGCGGGATGTTGGTCATTCGCCCAATTTCTTCCACCTGGAACCGGGATGATTCCACCATCAGCATGTTGTCTGGTGTGGCTTTGGTTTCGATGTATTCCAAATCCTGTGACAGGGCGGCGGTTTGGTTCAAGCGGCGCGCAGTGTTGAACGCTGCTGACAGGTCTGCAAGTTCCTGACCTGACAACGGTTCGCCACCAGTCTGTTTCAGAACGCCGGAAGGCATGGCAGATTCCGCATTACGCAGACGCGATTCTTCAAGACGGATGCTGGTTCGGATGGTGTTTTCAGATGAGAACAACCAGCCTTGCACCGGGGAAATGATCTGCACCAGTTCGTTTTCATCGATCTGGCCGCCCTGGAAATAGACCTGGTTTGACGGTGCGAAGAAGACAGGGCCGGGCTGGTCGCGGGTTGTAACCATCGCAGCAGGAAGGCGGGTGAACGTGGCGGGCCATCCATCTTGGGTTCGGCTGGTGATGAGAAGAAACGCCCTTCCGAAAAACAGAAGGTCATCAACCAACCATTCCATAAACGTGGTGTAAGGCAGTGCCGGGTCTGGTTGACGCAGCCAAGAACGCGGTGCGATTTCTTCTTCCACCATGTCACGTGTGGTGGCGTCCCAGCTTTCCCGATACATGCACAGCGGCGTGGCGCCAGCAACGGAACAGATCAAATCCCTTGCGCGGTTGATCGCGGGAACCTGCATAGCGGCCGCGCGGTTTGGGCCTTCAAAGTAAGAGTAATACTGGCCCACCATCTGCAAGCCAGCGTTGTTTCCCTGGAACCCGCCTACGTATGGAACTTGGTTGTTATAAGGGATGGCGCCAAAGGCAGCACCAACGGATGGCTTTACAAGTTCTGTGCTAGCTGATTTGTTGCGACTGAACACGCCCACGTTTGCGCCTTTCGTTGGTGTCAGTGTAATTCACTTGCCGACAACCAGCATTGGTTTTCTGCGTTCGGTTGGGCGTGACACTTCCGCAATAGCCCACACTGCGCACCGCGCCGCTTCGATTGGGCCCGGCGATTTTTGCGAAGACAGCACAGCGCCCTGGGCTGTTTTCACCATGACAGCGCGCAGTATGTGTTCACGCAGCATGGTGCCGCCGTCATGACTGACGCGCTTTTCCTGAATCATCTTTTGCACCAGTGACGCGTACCGCAAAAGTTCTGCGTAGCCAGTGATCTTCATACGCAAACGCAAACTTTCTGGGACGTGGATTTCCAGCGAAGGCGTGACAAGCAACTGCATCTGTCGATCAGCCATCAACCCGGCAACGTGTTCCCACATAGCTTCTTCCGAATCAACTGCAAACGCCACTTTTATGTGGGCGTGTTCCTGGTCCTTCGCAGCCAACACACCCACGTAGCGGGATTCATCAACGCTGCTGTCAATAGCCAAAACAGACGGACCAACAGGGAACGGTGTGTCAACTTTTGCGGCATCCCACGTTGGTGCATCAAGCCACGCACCCCTGGCTGTAACCCACTGGTTCAAATGGGCCCGCAAAAAATAATCCTTGTTTGCGGCAGCGCGTAAAGCTTTCATAGTGATGGTGTGCCCCAATGCGGGGTTAGCCATTCCCCATGACGATTCATCTGTCTGGCCGGGCTCCGCTGACCATTCAGCGAAATACGTTCCGTTGTTCACACCACTGTCAATTGCGGTAAGCGCTTCTTCTCGCATGGCAAGCATGGCTGTTGAATCCTGGCTGCCGGCAGTTGACCACGCAGACAACAGTGGTGATCTACGCGCAATCATCGTTGGGCGTATCGCTTCATCCAACGCCGCCTGCGACACATCGAACAATTCGTCAACAATCACAAAGTCATAAGACCCACCATGAAGCCTGGTGCTTGCAGCCCGCACGTCCCATTGTGAAAGCCCCACCCTGGCGTACTTACGCCCAACCACCATTCCCGTCTTAGCCCCAAAAACTTCTTTAAGGATTGGCGCCAACACAGCATGGATACCTTCGGCCCGGTCCAGCATGTTTGCCACAGACAGGATGTTTACGGGTCTTCCCCAGATCGCAGGCAGTTCAGTTAAGAAAAACCCAATGGCTGCCTGGACAGCCAAACTTTTTCCGTTCTGACGCGCGGTACTCACTAGCGATTCGCGGTGAACAAAGTCCCCGTTTTCATCATGCTGAAGCTGCATCAACAGCGCGTGCTGCTGCCACGGAAACAGTTCGACCTGCAAATAACGGCGCGCCCATTCCACAACCTGGGGCCCAAACGAACCAACCCCAACCAACCCCGTTTCCAACCGGGGCGTTTCGGACCCAAACCTGAACAGTTCTGGTTGGTTTTCGCCAAAAAGAGAAGAACTGG